GTCCAGAGAACTTTGCGACCGGAATACCAAAGACGACCTTCGGCGGTCCCTGCTTTTGCTCGGCATAGACCGCAGGGATGAAGCGCTCATTCTTCATTTACGACCGACTCCCAAGAGGTTGTAATTGGGCAACCTCTTCGCCTCGATGAACTCAAATGGCGCTAATCCCAGCGCCTTTTCCAATGTCTTTGCGACGAAACCGCAGTGATGCGCCATGAAAGGGAAGCCATTGGCAATCTCTTGCGGATCGCCATAGTACAAATGCAGCCCCGAAATCGGGCCGCAATCAGCGCGATACAGCGCCTCTTCGGTCGGGCGCACATCCTCAAGGTCGGGAACCAGGATGATGACCTTGCCGCCCGGTTTGAGTACGCGATAGAACTCTTGGATCGCCGCTGTCACTTCATGCGGATATAAGTGCTCCAGCGCATGGCAGCAGAACACCACGTCGAACTCGCCGATCGCGCCCATATCGGTCATGCTGGCGCAAATGTCGGGGTTCGTGCGCGGCTCGATGTCGAGCCTGACGACCTTGTAGCCTTCGCCCACCCACTGCTCTAACTCTTGGGTGCCAGCGCCGACGGATAACACCGTGCGCGGCTCCGTTGCCAGAGCCGCGTTGGTGGTTTGCATTTAGCTCGTGCCTTTCCACGCGCCCAAGCCCGTCAACGTCGCTGCCACTTCCGCGCAGAACGCTGCCAGGTTCGAGGTCACGCTGATAAAGGACGTGGCCGACACAACGCTCGCCGCCTGAATCGACGACGCGCGCTGCACGACCGGGGTCACGCCATAGAAGCTGATGAGGTCCGTAGCCGACTGACCAAGGCCAGATCCGCCCGGATTCCCATCGCTCAACTGTTTTACTGGTGCTGCCATGTATTTCTCCTATTTCTGAAGTTGAGTTGTGGGGTGGCTCATCACCACCCCGCTAGGGTTTAACCGTCGGCATGGATACGGCACGCCATTTGCGGATAACGCGCCAGGAAGCCGTACAGCACATCAATACGGCAGGGAGCCGCGTCGTTCACGATGTCGCCCTGACGCCAAATACGCATCGACAGGCCGTCCATCTCTTCGACCGCACCCCATCCGCCGTAGCGGGACATATCTTCGAGGTCCACCGAGCCGAATATGAACGCATCCTTGTGGAATGCGAGCGATTCGACCTGCGTCTCCGAAGCGCCTGCGCACAGCTTCACGACGTTGCCGCCGCTGGTCGGGGCCGCGCTCACATTCTGCTTCGCACCACTGAGGACAATGGCCGGAGAGATCGAGAGTGAGGTCGCCGAAGCGCCAGAGTTGGCGGTGACAGTGAACTGCTTCAGGTAGCCGAGATCGGCCTTCGTTTCTGGGTGGACGGCATTGCAACCCGCGAAGGTCACAAGGTCGCCGATCAGGAACGTGGTCGAACCCGTCTGGATGGTGATGCTCGAACCCGACTGAGAAGCACCGTTGACCGTGTAGCCCGTGGTCTTCGCCGCCGTGCCGGTCTGGTGCGCGGTCAGGTGCGTGGTGCCACCGATCGCATAGCCGGTGATGTCGTTGATGATGCCGGTCGAGTACTGCTGACCCAACGAACCAGCCGGGTTGTAGAAGCCTTTCGCCGCGTCCAGGAACTTGGTCGCGTGGGTCGGGCAGAGCAGCAGGGTGCGCTCGTCCGCCGGCGTCAGGAACTCGTCCAGCTTCTGCTTGGATTTCGCCACATCGAGGAACGAGAAGGCCGTACCGTCATCGTCGATGACGTTCGCTACCTTCTTGCGCATCGAGATCAGCGCATCGGCTTCCACGTTCGCCACCAAAGCCGCGACTGCCGGCTTGATGTAACGATCGGAGAACTCGTCGATGACCATCGTCAGGTCAGCCGACGTGAAGTTCATGCCGACGTGCTTCTGGGTGTTGACCGTCAGGGTCTGGCTGGCTTCCGAGGTGTCCTGCACCGCGAGAGTCGCGCCAGTGGTAACGGTGTATTGGTTGCGATCACGCAGGGCGATCGAGTAACCGACCTTCGCGCCGTCCCGCTTGAACTGGCCGTCGTACTGACGGTTGATCCGCGGGATGAAACGCGCCTGCTGATGGAATAGACGCCCTGCCTCTTTGAGGATGACAGTGGGCGTCAGCAAGCTGTTCGCCATTTATTTTCCTTGTCGTTTGGCGACCTGCTCGTTCCTCAACTTCACAAAGTCCTTGAACGACAGCTTGGGGTCATGCACATCGGGTGCGCTTGACGCTGCGGCTCGCTTGACCGGAGTTGGGGGCGGCGGTGCCTTGCTGACCACCGGCTCGGGCTTGGGTGCCTCTTGTGCCGGGGTCGGTTCAACTTGTGCGAGTCGAGCTTCGATCTTTCCAATCTCAATGGCCTGCTTGAAGGGGCTGAGCTGGGCGATACGTTTCGCTTCCGCGCCGGCATCCTTCGCCAACTCGTAAGCCACTTCTGCGCCCAGGTCGCTCTCTTCGAGCACCTGCCTCATGGAACTTGTGATCGGAACGGCGGGATTGAAGACCACATCGTCGTAGTCGTCGAACTTCTCCCGTGCAGCCTCGATGCGTTCACCGAATGAGGCGGCCTTCTTCTGCGCCTCAGACTGTTCCGCTTCTTTCTTCCGCTGCTCAGCGTCTTCGGCTTTGGCTTGGCGTATCGCTTCGCGCGCGTTCCACTTCGCCAGATCCTTCAGATAGTCGGTAGCAGTCTTTCCCTGCTTCTCGTAATCGTCGGGATTGGGTTCGGGGTCTGTCGCCGCTTGCGGTTGTGCCGGTGGCTTGGCCTGGGCGGTACTCAGCGCCTGATTGCGCCAGAACTCGCTCTCGGCTTCCAGTTTGGCGATCTTGCGTTGCCAGCCGCCTAAACGCTTCCGTTCTTGCTCTTTCTCGCCTGCATTTGCGTCGCCTGTGGGCGTTTCCTCGCCAGCCGATTTCGGCTCAGCGTTGGTCTGCACTTCGGCGTTAACTTGTTCTTCGGCCACAGCGCCCTGAGCGCCAGCCGCTACCTGCTCTGCCATGTACTGCTCCTTTGCGACCCAGCGTCTGTGCGCCCTAGCCGCGTGCAAAAGAAAACGGAGCCGGTGAAGGCTCCGTGTCGTTTGCGAAACTTTGTCGGGACTATCCCTGTGGACCGTCTCCCATTTGCTGTGCGGCGCGATCGGCCTCTGCCGCCACCTGCTGCGCATTCAACTGCGCTCCGTGTTTGGCGAAGTCCACCTCGGCCTTGAATGCGGCCTGCGCCTCTTGGCTCTCCATCTGCGCCGACTTCAGCGTGGCGTCGGTATTGATCTTCTTATCCTGTAGACCTAAGCCAGTCTCGTGCTTCCAGCGCTCAAAGGCCAGTTGTGCCGATTGCTTGGCCATATCCTGCTGCAATTCCGCTTGGCGGGTGCGCTCTTTCGATTCCAACTCCATCTGCTTGACCTGCGCACCGGCCTTGTACTGGTCGATCTCCTGTGACATCTGCTGGCCAGTCTGTGTCGCAATCTGCAAGTGCTGCTGAAGCTGCTGGATCATCTGCTGCGCTTGCGGCGGGATCGGCTGGTTTTGCTGGTCGTCTTCCTGCAACTGCTGCGGCAGCATCTTCTTGAAGCGGTCAGCCAGTTCATCCGAACCCGCAATGTCCGAGTTCCTGAAGAAGATGTCAGCCCACATCGGAAACGTCTGCGGAGCCGACTGCATTACACCCTGCATCATGTCGAACGATTCCATGCGCTTGGTGCTGAAGCTGCGCTCGGTCGTGACTACGATGTCGTATTTGGCCACGCCATCGCCGCCGATCTGATATTGCTTGGTCTGATCGCCCTCTTTGAATGGCTGGTTGACCTTGACGATCTTCGGCGTCTCATCCTTGCCCAGAATCCTGATGATGCGCGGCGTGTCGTAGATCTTGGGGATGATCTCGGCCATGTCCTTCCCGGCTTCCTGGTCCGTTCTGGTCAGGTTGTCGAGGAAGTGCATATTCGTCGCATCAGCCTGCTGCTGGCGACGCTGGATTGCAATGCCCGTCTGTTCGTTGGACTTGTTGCCGAGCGACGCATCATAGATGCCCGTCGTCGCCTTGGTGTCGTCAATCTCCTGCGCCGCGGCTTGGGAGAGAGCCAGAATCGGCGGCTCGAAGACTTGGCGCTGCGGAAGCGGCGCTTCTTTGCCCTCGATCGTCGTGCTGCGTACCGTGAGGTACGGACGCAGGGCGCTATTCATCTCCGCCCATTCGCGCTCATAGCCCTTGATCTGGCCTTCATAGACGATGAAGGGCTGGATCGGTGCCGTGCCTAACGTCTCGGCAATGCGCGTCTTGTAGAAGTTGATAAGCTGCTGCGCGTCAAGCTGGTGGCTGACCACCGAGAACAGCTTCGGCTTGCCCTTGACGAACATCTGCTTGCCAAGCACTGGATAGATGGGGATCGTTGAGCCGACCCACTCCGTCTCCGTGCCGGGGATGATCTCGCCACCGTTGATCTTGCAATATTTGACCTTGCGCAGCGTGACCGGACGAGTGCCGCCATTCGGCAGGTCGATGTCTTTCTTCTCTTCCTCGACCGTCCAGTACTCCGCAACAATGATCTCGTCGGTGCCGATCCAGCCGGAATAACGGCTGTCGCTCGATGCCAGACCCCAATCCTTCGCTGCATCCGTATCGCCATATTCGGCAATGTAGTCATCTTTCGGGATGCGGTCGATGACGAAAGCGTGACGCCGCGGCAGGCCATAGATGGCCGGAATCAGCACGCCGTAGACCGCGAATGGGTCGAGGAAGGGGCGAATCTCTAAGTCAAGGTTTCCGGCCTGCTCGGGATTGTCGATCGCTTCCTGTCCATCAACGCAGTACTTCGTGAGGTAGCCGTAGTAACCGAATCCGCCACCGGAGCTGTAGTCGATGGCCGTCTCTCGGGCCACCTGCGCCATTGAGCTGTAGTGGATGTGCCGCGCCAGTCCTTCATAAATCTCGGCGGTTTCCTTGTCCGCATCCTCGAACGGGGAATAGTGGATCGCCGTCTTGTTCTGGCGCGCTTCGTTCGCCACCTGCTGCACGAACGTATGGCAGCGGTTGAACGTCAGCGCCGGCCGCCCCGCCGCGGTCCGCTTCTGCTTGATGCCGGAATCCCACTGCTCGCCAGCAACAAACGCGAGGCACTTCTCTGCCTCTTCGCGCAGGGGTTTCTCGTCGGCAGCATCCTGCTCGAAGCGCTTGCGCGCTAATGCCAGAAAGTCGTCGGTCTTCTTACTCAAAGCTCTTCCGCCATATAGGGTTGCAGATAGTCGATCAACTCAGTGAATGTCGCTTGCTCGGCTTCTTCGCTGGTCATGCCGAAGATGACAGCCAGATCACACAGCGCCAGTATCTTGTCTTTGCCCGTCGGTTCCGGTTCTTCCTCGCTACATCCGTCTGCGTGCAGCACGAAGATGGTTTCTGGTGAATAGGCGCGAATGGCTCGAATGAACTTCCACAATGCAGCGTCTTGAGGATTCACAGCAATCCCCGCAACTGCTGGCGCGCATAGTGAACGTGCGTCTTCGCCGAGTTGCGCTTCGTCCCCGTGCGCTCCGCGATCTCTTCGGAGCTGAGTCCGTCGATCTCGGCCATCAGGTAATTCATGCGGCGCTTCTTCGGCAAGCACCCGATTGCCCGAATCAAGTCGAGACGATTGTCGGCCTGTTCCAGCCGCCCATCGTGTACCGCGATCGAGTCGGCCAGCGTCAGTCCATCAGCCAGTGGCTGGTCGAGGCTGGCATCAATCTTTACCAGCAGTCGCTTCGGGCTGTTCCGCTTCCGCAGTTCCATGCGCGCCCGATTCAGCGCAACCTTGTAAGCCCAGGTCGAGAACTTGGAGCGTCCATCGAACAGCCGCAGCTTGCGGAAGATGTGCATGAAGCACTCTTGCGTCATGTCTTCCGCGTCTGAGCCAAACATCTTCCACATCAGCTTGTGGATGGCTGCGTAAGCCTGCCGGTAAAGCTGCGTGAAGGCGTCCTGGTCGCCGGCCAGTGCCATCTCTACCGTGCTCATGCTTCACCGCTCACGCAGATGCAGTTGAACGAGCGATGCGTGATCGGCACGCACTTGTAGACCAATCCATGCTCAACCGCATTCAGTGCTGTCATGTACGAGTTCTTGACCTGCTCCACACCCGCAGGCGTCAGCAGCGTTCCCGGCTCGGCATAAACGCGCGCCCGCCTAAATGTCCGGTTATCCGGACCGTAGACCTTGAAGTCAACGCTGCGTACTGGCTTCAAGCGTCTGCCTCGTCATCTCTAGCGATCGGAGCGCCATCTGTACGCATTTGCTCGGTGATAATATACTTGACGAATCAAAGGCCAAGTAGTATCCTTTCCTTGTAGTCGAGTTAAACCTATGAAACCGCAGACCTTGCAAGACGCAATCCTTTACTTTAGCGACCCCGACAACTGCCTTAACTACATGGTCAACAAGCGTTGGCCGGATGGCGTCGTCTCCTGCCCGACCTGTGGCCGCAAGGATGTTGTGTTTCTTGCGAATCAACGCAAGTGGCAATGCAAGAGTGTCCACAACAAACGCCAGTTTTCGGCGAAGGTCGGAACCATCTTTGAGGACTCTCCGATTGGTCTCGACAAGTGGCTTACTGCGATGTGGATGCTTGCCAACTGCAAGAACGGCGTGAGCAGCTACGAGATCGCGCGCACTATCGGCGTCACTCAAAAGTCCGCTTGGTTCATGATGCACCGCATCCGTCTTGCGATGAGCAGTAAGGGACGCGGCAAAGGTTCCAAGATTGGTGGCTCTGGTGCTTGCGAGATGGATGAGACCTTTGTTGGTGGCAAGGTCAAGAATATGCATCGCTCTCGCCGTATCGAACTCGAACGGCTGAAGCAGGGCATTGGACTCAAGAACGAAACCAAGACCATCGTGGTCGGAGTTCTTGACCGTGAGTCCGGTCACGTTCGCGCCGAAGTTGCGCAGAATCGTGAGCGCACTACCCTCGACTCCATCGTGCAAAACAATGTTCGCTTCGGTTCCACCATCTTTACCGACGACCATGTTGGATACAGCGGATTGCGGACTCGTTACGCGCACGAAATCATCAACAAGCATTTGACCGGATATGTTCGCGGACAAGTTCACACTCAGGGCATTGAGAATTTCTGGTCTCTGCTCAAGCGTGGTTTGTCTGGTACTTATGTCGCCGTTGATCCGCAGCATTTGTCTCGTTACGTTGATGAGCAAGTTTTCCGTTTTAACTCGCGCAAAGTCGGAGACCGTAAAGTAACCGACCGTGAGCGTTTTGAACTCGCGTTATCCCAAGTCTTAGGCCGTCGCCTCACTTTTGCGGAGGTGACTGGTAAGGTGGGAGAAACGATTAACTAATCCTTACCGCGCGAAACGCGGCCGGAAGCCGAAGCCCTCTTCTTAGGGGGCTTCTTCTTTTTCTCCGCATCTAAAGCGGCTTTTACGTTATCGTGCGATGCCTTGAGAACTTTCCCCATCATCGTGTCGAAGTTCTCAAACTCTGATTTTGGTTTCATCTTTCGCCCTCTTGGGGACATTGAACATCTCGCAATTTTCTATCAGTCGTTCAGTACCCATAATTCCATGGGTGTTTGGACGGACTTCCATGATCGTCATGAGGGAATTTTCTTCCGCTCGCAACTCTTCAAATTCCTTCACTGATGCCGGATACGGGGTCGCTATAAATCGCGTGTACTTTTCAAGCGCGTTGCTGAATGCGATGCGGGTTTTCCACGCAATGAGATCTCCCACCTGACAAGGGACGGCCTCCTGTTTTGGAAGTGGGGCGGGATAAACCCCCATCAAATTGCACAGTGTCTTCAATCCTTCCCACTCGGCATCGCCCTCCTCGAAGATGAATTTCAAGTTGGTCTTCGGGACGTTCTTGCCTTTCGCCCACTTGAGCGCCTGACGCACAACCGCAGAACCGCACATCGCATACGGTGAGTGCCAATACTCATCCAGCATGTAATCTCGATTGACCGAAGTCCATGCGTCAATCTCGACGCCAGTACAGAAAAACTTGTTGGTGTTTCTTTTGATTACGCCGTAGAGATCGGCGATGAACTTTCGGCGGCGCTCCTTCTGTCCACGCCACCCCTTGTATTCGCCCTGACTTGCTGCGAAATCGGTAGCATGAAATTCATTTACACCTTCGCGGTGCAGGATTGCTTGCCAGTCGGTCTCGAATCGAGACCATTTGTAGACGGGGGCAACGGCACCGCCGACCATGATGACGGGGTGCTGCTCGCGTTTACCGCTCGCGTCAAAATATGCGGCGAACCCGATAGCGATTAGCTTGTCCTCCGAATATCTGCTCAGCCAAAGTATCCGTGCCCATTGTTCAATCGAGGTGAGTGTTTTCAAGCATCACCCCTGACCTCCTCTGTGGCACAAAAACCACAAGAGGACTTTGATTCTTTAAGTATATTAGTCCCATTTGCTCTGCTCTTTCAGGCTTGGCTCTTCGCCCAGAACTCGCATCGCATCGCGTAAGCGAATCTCGGCCGCGCCTAGCGTCTTTACTGCATCCATCCTGCGTCTCCGTACCTGTTGAACGGGTGTAGTGCTTCTTCCCGCTGGCGCTCTGGCTCCTTGATGGCTACGGCAAACGTCCTGAAGGCGTCAGCTGCATGGCTTGACCAATCGTGCAGCGGCGCTTTCTTCAGCGTCAGCAGCTTGTCGTCCATCTCGTAGCGGTAATGCCTTAGTGCCTGGATCCCGTCGGCGGTCCGCTCGGAATCGAAGTAGCACTTGGAGAAGATGGCTCGCGCTGCCGCGATGCCATCCTCAACGCTAAGCCTCGGCACCACTTGGACAGTCCGTCCAGTCGCACGAATCTGCTCTTCAATCGAGCGGCCAGTGCCAAGCTGATGCGCACGCGCATCGTGAGGCAGATAATCTGTGCCATAGACGTAGCCGCGCTCTTGCAGCGTCTTGAGGTAATACTGAAGCCCTTGCTGGCTTCCAGAGATGAAGTCGATCAGCCGGAACTCAAAGCCAATACTCTGCGCCAGCCAGATACAGGTGTTATCCGCATAGCCCAGATCCCAGAACGTGTCTACCGGCTTCGTGGCGTCATACGGTACGCGGCAGATGCGGCCTTCTTTGTCAGCGGCCAGCAGTTCGTTCTTGTAGATCGCGCCCTCTACGACCTGCTTGCACATCCCTTCATAGATGTGCTCGTAATCGTCCTTGCTCTTGAGGAGCAGGTCGTCTTTCTCTTGGCGAAGCGTCTCAGGGAAGAACGGGTTGTCGCTCCAGTTGAGCTTCACTACCTTCGCTGCGCTCGGCGGATTCAGAACGAATCGCTTATATGTCTCATCCGTTTGCAGTTCCGGGTTAAAGCTGATGATGATTTCAGA